TATGGTAAATACTTTTTCTGGTATACCTTTGACGAAAAGAAGCATACAGGTCAAAGTTTTACTGCGCGAAGATTTTATCTTGGCGTTTTAGGTGATAGTGTAGAAGAGTTTCCAATTTACACCACAGAAAAAGGTACGCTAGAAGATCCGAGTATTCGAGAAGAAACACTTGTAGGCTATGGCCAGCTAAGTTTTTATGACGAGGACTCAGGGTTATTTAGATATCGATTTGCTCCAGAAAATAACTGGGTAGATCGAGGCTCTATAAGACTGGAACGTTTATCTTGGACTAACAAAGAAGAAAGCGGAACTTTCTGGGAGCCTAGTCGAGCAGGAGAGGGGGTTACAGTACAATTTGTAGATGATAGAATGGTAGCGTTCTGGTATACTTATGGGCCTCCTGATACAGATCATATAGGAAGGATAATTAAAGCTAATACTACACAACGCTGGTATATTATGACCGGAGACAGGGATGATCTTGGAGATACTTGGAGAGTAAATATTCAAGAGATGCAAGGAGGTTATTTAGCTGAACAGGTAAAAGCGTCTGCTCATGATGTGGGCAAGGGAAGAATGAAATGGAATAATGGTGTATGGACTTTTGACTACAATATAAGTCAGAATAACTCGCCTAAAACCGGAACACTAAATCTTCAGAAACTTCCATAAGGAGAAAATTATGTATGAGTTTGGAATGAATGTAGCTAGAGGGTATGTGGAAGATTTCCAATCAATACATAAGTTTGGTTCGAATTTAGCCCTTTCAGGAAGTGCAGAAAGTATCTGGAGTGCGGGAGGTCTGTATCCTTGGAGCTCTCTAGCAACTGCTCAAACTTTGTATTTTATTAGTACGGATAGTGGAGATACTGGAACTCTTACAGTACAGGGTCTGGATACAAATTATAATTCTCAAATTAAAACTTATACTCTCAATGGCCTAACGGCAGTAGATAGCGGCAGCGATACTTGGCTAAGAGTTTTTAGAATGTCTTATGCGGACGAAAATGCTGGCACTATTACAGCTCGGGTAACCTCAGGAACGGGAACTGTTGTAGCTCAGATAGAAGCTACTAAAGGTCAAACTTTGATGGCACTTTATACTATCCCCGCAGGATTTAATGGATATCTTCTACAATACACAGCAAGTGTTGGTAAAGGTGACGATGTAAACTTAGACTTATTTATTAGAGATCCTGCAATTAATGGATTTAGAATTAAAAATGAGTTAAAATTATACGAGGCTACTTTTACTCAGCAATTCGCCATACCAATGATGCTTGTGGAAAAAAGTGATATTGATTTTAGAGGGGTAACTACTAATCCAGGAAGTGATTGTATTGTAACTTTCGACTTAATTCTTGATAAGAGGTAATGGACAAGGAGCAATTTACAGGAGATTTTACAAGAAATGAAGTACAGGTAGATCTTAGCAAGTTTATGGATCTACTTGAGGAAACAAATGATCTCAAAGAAAGAATAAGAGAGCTAGAATTTGAGGATAAGGTAAATCCTTGGCAAAAATGGATACACTTGGCAAAAACTATAGATGCTTGGAGAATATTTCCTAGACTGTTCATAAGCACTTATATGTTTCTTTTAATTTATACTACAATATGGTTCATGGGCCTAGATAAGCCCACGTTAGAACAATCAGGATTAATTTCAGTCGTAGTAGGCGCTGGAGCTGCTTGGTTTGGAATGTATACAAACAGCAAGGGTGACGGCAAGAGAGGTAAAGGAGAGTAAAATCGGTACAGAGATGATGTGGGGAATTGGATTTTTGGTAGTTATGGGGGCTTTTATTTGGTGGAGAACAAAGAATAAGCGTGGAGACGTTAAAGGCACTTGGGATAAACGACCGGGTGGAGGAATTGATGAACGAAGGCGTTAAAATAAATGACAATAGAAATAAGTAGAAGCGATATTATATCGACAAAAATATTAGATTACCCTAAAGAGCATAGGTTTTTGAAACTCCCTCCAGGTCCTTATTTGGATCTGTTGGGAGTTGAACCGCTTAACTCTCAAGTAGCTTTAATAAATGCAGTAAATAACCCTAAGTATAGATTTATATGCGCTGCATTATCTCGCAGGCAGGGCAAAACCTATATTGCGAATATAATCGGCCAGTTAGTATCACTAGTTCCTGGAGCCAACATTCTGATCATGTCTCCTAACTATTCTCTTTCTCAAATTTCTTTTGATTTGCAAAGAACTTTAATCAAGCACTTTGATCTGGAGGTGCGAAAAGACAACGCAAAAGATAAAGTTATAGAACTCAGTAATGGCTCTACCATTCGTATGGGTTCAGTAAACCAAGTAGATTCTACAGTTGGTAGATCTTACGATTTAATTATTTTTGATGAGGCTGCATTGACAGATGGAAAAGATGCTTTCAATGTAGCTTTGCGCCCGACACTAGATAAAGATAACTCAAAAGCTATTTTTATCTCTACTCCACGAGGAAAAAATAACTGGTTCTCAGAATTTTATATGAGAGGCTTTACAGAAGATTTTCCTGAGTGGATCTCAATACGCGCCACGTACAAGTCTAATCCAAGAATGTCTCAGACGGATATAGAAGAAGCAAGAAAATCCATGTCAGAGGCAGAGTTTAGACAAGAGTACGAGGCTGACTTTAACACCTATGAAGGACAAATTTGGAATTTTAACTATGAAGAATGTACTGCTAACCTCGAAGAATTGGACGTATCTAAAATGGACGTATTTGCGGGGCTTGATGTGGGCTACCGTGATCCTACGGCCTTTTGCGTAATAGCATACGACTGGGACGAAGAAAAATATTACTTGGTAGATGAGTATTTTGATAGTGAAAAAACCACTGAAGCACACGCAAAAGAAATTCAAGCTTTGATAGAAAAGTGGGATATTGATTATATATTTATTGATTCCGCAGCGCAACAAACTCGATTTGATTTTGCACAGAATTATGATATTACTACTATTAATGCTAAAAAATCAGTCTTGGACGGAATAGCACACGTTGCAGCTATAGTAGATAACGATAATTTAATAGTAGACCAAATGTCTAAGCAGTCTTTAATTTGTTTAGACCAATATCAGTGGGACCCTAATCCAAACCTGCTAAAAGAAAAGCCTAAACATAATCATGCTTCGCACATGGCAGATGCAATCAGGTATGCATTATACTCATTTGAGACTTCAGCTACCGCGTTTTGATGATAGGTAGTGAAAAATAGTATTTGACATTTCAGGTTGGAAAAGATATAATTTCGGTAATAAAAAATGAAATTGAAACGAGACGTCGTAAAATACATTAGAGATAGAGCTAAGTCTCAATATGAGAAAGGAGATGAGTGCTTTATCTGCGGTGAAAAAGATAATCTAGATTTTCACCACTTTTACAGTTTAAGTCCACTACTGCATAATTGGATACGAAAAAATAAATTAAATCCGGAGAATGTAATGGACTTTAGGGATACATTTATAGAGGAACACCACTCAGAGCTATATGATGATGCCGTTACTCTATGTCATGAACATCATTTAAAACTTCATTCTATTTATGGAAGAGATCCAAGCCTCGGTACTGCTAAAAAACAGGCTCGGTGGGTAAAAATACAGAGAGAAAAGCATGGCTTGGTATAAATTTTGGGAAAAATCTGCTCCTCTTGAAGTGGAGGAAAAATTAAATCCTGCCCAAAGATATTACGATAATCAAGTCGATCCTTCCAGGGAGTATACTTACCAGTACGAAAGAGCGTACGAAGATCTTGAAATTGTAAACCGTGGCGTGAATATGATTGTTGACGACACGGCAGAAATAAGAACCGTTGTAGGAGAAGCAATACCAAATACTATGCCGGTTGTCAAAGGGGTTAGAAGGGCGAGTGTAAATAGGCTGTTAAATTTTGAGCCTAATCCCTATCAAGATATTAATTCTTTTAGACGTAATCTAATTACGGATTATTTGCTAGATGGTAATATGTTTGCGTATTTTGATGGGGTTCACCTCTACCATTTACCAGCAAACAAAATGAATATTCATGCTAGCGATTCAACATATATTGAGAAGTATACTTTTAACGAGGAAATAGATTATAGTCCTCGTGAGATTATTCATGTAAAAGAAAACTCTTTCTATTCTATTTATCGAGGAGTTTCCAGGCTAAAACCAGCGCTTCGTACTATGACTTTGATGCGCTCTATGCGATCATTTCAAGATAACTTTTTTAAGAATGATGCAGTACCTGGATTGGTGATTAAAAGCCCAAATACTTTATCAGATAAAATTAAAGAACGAATGATTCTGGCATGGCAGACACGATACAATCCTTCCGGAGGCGGAAAAAGACCGCTGATACTAGATGGAGGATTGGAAGTTGACAAAATAGCTGACGTTAATTTTAAGGAATTAGACTTTCAAACAGCTATTGATGACAACGAAAATATTATTTTAAAAGCATTAGGGATACCTCCTATATTATTGGATTCAGGAAATAATGCAAATCTACGACCAAATATGAGATTGTATTATTTAGAAACTATTTTACCAATCGTTGTTAAAATGAACTCATCTTTTCAACGGTTTTTTGGGTTTGAACTGTCAGAGGATGTTACTAACATTCCTGCATTACAGCCAGAACTCCGGGATCAGGCGCAGTATTACTCTGCACTAGTAAATACCGGGGTACTTAGTCCAAATGAGGCTAGAAATCAGTTAGGCTATGAAAGTATTGAAGGGTATGATGAACTCAGAGTACCTGCAAATATTGCTGGTAGTGCAGCAAATCCCGATTTAGGTGGTAGACCCGTTGAAGAAGGAGATGAAAACAATGGGTAGAATGAGGCTAAGAAAGCCTATAATGGAAGCGGTAGCTATGAAGTGTTTGGAAGAAGGTAAACTCCTTAACAAACGAGAGTATGATAGGAGTGATAATCCTCCAGTACGTTCAACTGTCATTTTGAGTAATTTCGGTAACTGGTCTAGAATGGTTGAAATTATGAAAAGTGAAATGCCAGAATGGTGGGAAGAGTTGAATAGTCTACAGGATAGAAAAGATCCTTTAGAACAGCTACGCTCCAAGTCTGAAGAGAGTAATGATGAATAAAATTTTTAATCTTACTTCTGTTTTTAAATCTCACGAGGAGGAAGATGGCTGCGTTCACATCTGCGGTATGGCAAGTACTGGAGATTTTGATCGAGCTGGCGATACTATTCTTCCCGAGGCTTGGTCAAAGGGTGGTTTGAGTAATTTTGAGAAGAATCCTATTATTCTTTTTAACCATGACTACAATCGTCCTATTGGTCGAGCCACAGGTTTAAAAATAGGTGAAAACGGGTTGGAGTTGAAGGCAAAGATTAGTAAAGCTGAGCCTCAGCTCAGTCAATTAATTAAAGACGGCGTCCTTGGAGCTTTTTCTGTCGGTTTCCGAGTCAAGGATGCAGATTACATCGAGGAAACTGATGGATATAAGATTAAGGATGCTGAGTTGTTTGAAGTGTCGGTTGTTTCCGTTCCCTGCAATCAAGCAGCAACTTTTTCTCTGTCAAAAGGCTTTGACTCTATGGAAGAGTATAAAGACTTTATGAAAACTTTCACCAATCGTGAAGCTCTAGCCGGTCAGTCTTTGGCTGGAGAGGAGTCTCTTACAGCTAGTGACAGATTGGTAAGCGCATCTTATAGTGATGCTACAAAGGAGATAGAAATGTCAGGAGAAGTAAAAACTCCCGAAATCGACTTGGAAGCTCTTGCTAAGAAGGTAGCAGAGGAAACTGCCGCCAAAATTGCAATGAAGCAGGCCGAGACCAAAGCAGCTGAGGAAGCTGCACGTGTGGAAGCAGAAGCTCAAGCCGCTAAGGCTGCCGAAGAAAAGGCTGCTAAAGATGCCGAAGTGAAAGCTGCCATTGAAACCGGTGTTCAAACCGGTACCGAAAAGCTCGTTGAGGAAGTCCAGAGCAAGCTGACTGCTAAAAATGCTGAAATGGACGAAGTCCTGAAGAAGTATGAGGCAGACCTGAAAGAAAAGAGTGACGAAATCGAAAAGATGCGTGACTCTAAAAAGGTTTTCGCCGATCGTGCTTCATCTCGCGATTCCGTTTCTAAGTTTGGCCAGGAGCTTATGTATGCCCATATGCTTGGTGTTATGACCAAGAAAGGCTGGGATACGAACTATGGTCGTGACCTCTTTGAAAAGGCAGGTATTAGCTATACGGCACAGGCTGCTGATATTGACCAGGAAGTTTCTTCTCAGATCGAGAAAGAAATTATGCGTGAACTTCGTGTTGCTACGCTTTTCCGTGAAATCAATGTTAACGGAGCTGCTACCGTTCTGCCGATCCAGCCCGATACGGGTAAAGCAGATTGGGCAATCAATGCTACGTCAGGCAACTTGGAAAACCGTGACGCTTCTAGTGCTGGCTACAATCAGTACGAGCCGAAGCAGGTTATCCTCAATGCTTACCGCTTGGTTTCCAGCACCTTCATGGACAATGATGTCGATGAGCAGGTTCTGGTTAACCTGATGCCTATGCTTGTTGAAGGCGTTGCACGTGCTCACGCTCGTGAAGTGGAAGATACCATTCTTAACGGAAATGGTACGATTCAGGGCCTTGACAATGTTGCAGCTGGCTATGATCCGGGTACATTCTCGATTGCTTCTGCAACGAAGCTTACGGCTGCCATGCTTTTGGGTGCTCGTGCATCCATGGGTAAATACGGCATCAACCCGACTGATCTTGCTTACATCGTAAGCCAGAACAGCTACTACGACCTTCTCCAGGATGCTGAATTCCAGAACCTGAATGAAGTTGGTAGTGACCTCGCCGCTAAGGTGACGGGTACGATGGGTGCAGTCTTTGGTACTCCGGTTGTCGTTTCTGACGAGTTCCCGGCTGAAACCACTGGTGCTCCGGCTGCCTTCTGCGTATATCGCAGGAACTACGTAATTCCTCGCCTCCGCGGTGTGACCGTTGAGCAGGATTACGAAGTGATGAATCAGCGTCGCGTTATCGTAGCTAGTCAGTCTCTTGGATTTGAAGAGTTGCTGGCTGGAGACGGTACTAACGAGCCGTCTGTTAAAATCGACTTCGAAGCTTAATAGTTTCGAGTCAATACTGGGAGGGGGCAACCCCTCCCGGTTTTTACTAATTGACTTATGGCTGACTTAATTACTCTTGATGACTATAAAACATCCGAAGGAATTGAAAACCTCAAGGACAATGTTCGCCTTCAGAGTTTAATTTCTTCCGTAAGTCAATTAGTAAAAACCTACTGTGCTAATAGTATTGTAGATTTTTATTCTAGCGATAAAGTGGAAACAATTACTGTTGATTGGGATACGAATGTTATTCAACTTTCAGAAAGCCCAGTCAACAGTGTCTCACTGGTAGAAGAAAGAGAAAATTACTCTAGTGCTTATAGCACTCTTACTACTGGTGCAAACGAATACTACTTGGATGCAACTACTGATGCTTTGTATAGAACAAATGGGTCAGGGTATGTAAACTGGAAGAAAGGACCTGGTGCTGTACGTGTTACCTATCGTGCAGGGTATGCAGATACTCCAGCAGATTTAAAACTAGCAGTAATTGATTTGGTTACTTACTACTTTAAAGATGAATATAAAGCTCGTAGAACTATTGGTGGATCGAGCATGGAGAACCAGACGACTAGCAGTCAGTGGAGAAACGTAAGTTTTCCTGATCATATAAAGCGTGTACTGGATCTCTATAAGTTGGCTTTTTAATGGCTAGTGCTAATGTACGAAAATTTTTAGATAAGCTAGATCAAGAAATGAGAGAGGCTAGTTCTACGTATAGATATGCTACTTCTAACAAACTTGTTCATGTAGTAAAGTTTAGAAGAAGCGAGATAGAAACTACTTTGTTAGATAAACTAAAAAAGGTTAAAGTGCAAAATCCTGAAACCGTTGTAAAAACCCCGGAGGTACAGACTGCACTAAATAACTTTTATGACTCTTTAAAAAAAGAGTTCAAGGACTGGAGAAAACAAGGAACGTTACCGAGATCTAAAAAACAATGGGAGGTTGTAACTAAATCAAACTATAAAAATTTTCCAGAAACTACTATTTTATCTAAACAAACTTTAAAATTAGTTATAGCTGTTGACCCTAAAATGAGTGGTAGTGTATATGAAAAAATAAAAAGAGAGATAAGAGGTATCATAGACGCTTTTAAACAAGATCTTCAAAAGGCGGGAATTATTACCGCAGCTCAAAATAAAAAAATGGGTGCTATGGGACATATGGCTCATGATGATAATCAAGCAGTATTTCAGCAGCAACTGAAACAAGCTATCGAGGACGCTTCAAACCTGATAGGTAATAATGCTACCGCTATAAAGGCTTTACAAGCTAGTCCGTTGGGCTTTATATGGACCTTTACACAGAATACTGAAACAGGGTATGCTCAAATGACTTTTTCGGAAGCTACTAAAAATTTAAAAGGCGGGCAAGAACTGGGAGAGATGAGAAAAAAGTTTAATAGAGTTTTAAGCAGTATGATTACACAAACCAATAGTGGGTATTACTGGCCCCTTTTTAAAGGAAGTCCAAGTATCGCAGAGGTTAAGAAGGTAAAGGCGATACAGACAATAGTTAAGCCTTTTATTAAAACTAAGGCCGGAAAAGTTAAGGTAAATCCAAAGTTTAGAAAAATACCTAAAGGCAAAAAGACAGTTACTAAAAAAATAACTGCTAAAAATAAAGCGGCCAAACAGGCTCCGCTTAGAAGCACTAAAACAGGAAGATTTATAAGCTCTGGCGACTCTCGTAGACAGTTTCAGGGTGCAAAAACTAGTCCTTTAGCATTAATAAAAACTTTAAATAGTCAGCTTCCTATAAAGATTGCAGAAAATATGGGAAGCCCAAAACTAAATTATAGGACGGGTAGATTTGCAAATAGCGCAAAAGTTGCAGACATACAACGAACAAAAACAGGAATGATGTCGATAGGGTACACTTATCAAACAAACCCATATCAAGTATTTGAGATGGGTAAAGGCAGTGATCCTTGGAGAACTCCAGAAAGAGACCCAAGGCGTATAATTGATGAATCTATAAGAGAATTGATGATTCAATATACTACTGAAAGATTTACTACACGGAGAGTATTGTAATGGCAGAAGAATCAAGGCTTTACAGTTCAAGGAGACAATCCATCGTAGAAGCCTTAGTAAGAGAACTAAAGGCTATAGACGGTAGCGGGGAGTATTTGACAGATGTAAATAGTAATGTACTGCCTAAAATGAAATTCTGGGATGAAGTAGAAGAATTTCCAGCAATACACTTAAATGCGGGGTCGGAAACTCGACAATACCAAGCAGCTCGATACAAAGATAGATTTTTAAATATTACTATTCGGTGTTATGTTAAATCGGATGAATCTGTAGAAGAGCTAGATAAGCTATTGGAAGATGTAGAGACTGTTCTGGAGGAAAGTGCCAGGCTTCTTTATTTCGATAAACGGGGTGTGCAACAGTACACCCATCAAATCACTATTCTCAGTATTGATACTGATGAAGGTGTGTTAGATCCCTTTGGGGTAGGTGAAATCCTCATTGAGGTTCAATACTAGAAAATACATATCACGAACAAACGTTCACGTTTATGTCTTTTCAAGATACATAGGAGAAAACTATGGCAGAGTTTTTACATTTTAGTAGAGACACACGAGTATATGCACAGAAAGACGGTCGTCTTTGGCAGATTCCTGTGTTGGACGGGTTTAGCTTCTCTCAGACTACAAACACTTCTGAGATTACGCTAAGCGAAATGGAGGATTCATTTGGACGAAGCCGCCGTGGTATGAAGATGTTTACAGACTCTCTGAGTGCCGCTGAGTGGTCTTTTAGTACTTATATGCGTCCGTTTAAATCTTCAGCGACTGAGGCAGATGCAGACAATGGGCTGGCGGATGATGTTGAGGGCGTGCACCACGCAGTAGATGAAGTCTTGTGGGCAAATATGGCAGGTAGAAACGTATTTGATGTTTCAGGATATAATTTTGAGCCTGCTACTAACCTGGGAGGCGGAATTAGTCACATTTACGTGTCACAACAAGGTGTATCGTCGACGAGCAGTCTCGACGTCAAAACTTATGTTGTGACAATTCTAAAAGAGGGTAACAGTAGTACAGAAGTTAAAGTTAGAGAAAAAGGTACAACAACTGACCTTAATACTGGAAATGAGGTAGTTGCACTCGGTCAATTTGCTACAGCTGATGAAGGTATGCGAAATGCTGCTTTTGAATTTACAGTAGATGCTAATGGTAATGTTACTAACTTAAATACAGTAACAGAAGAAATAACACTTGTAGGTGGGGCGACAGAAGATCGACTTACAAGAGATTCTATTACTGAAAGAGGAACGCGTTTTGTCACTGGTGATACGGTGACAATTAATAGTGGTGTGCTAACAGGTGACACCTTAGACACTGCCATCGAATTTACCATTCGAGCAGACTCTTTTGATCAAATGCAAGACTATACTGAAGTCAATTTTCATGATTCAAACCGTGCACAAATCGGTACCTTTACTCTTTACTTTATTATGAATAAAGGTTCTGATGGACGACTGATTTATGTCCTCGAAAATGCTGTATGTAATGAGGTTACTGTCGATTTTGATGTAGACGGCCTTGCTACTACCAACTGGTCGGGATTTGCTGGTAGAATTAAGGAAATGAATAAGAACGCTGATACTAATGTTCGTATTGAGTCAAGTTCTGAACAAGCAATTAGGTTGTCTGTAGGCAGCGTTGAGCCATCATCCAGTCTGGAACCTCTGGATCTTTGGATTGATACTTCAGATGATGATTCATTTTATATTTATGATGATGGCAATGGAACCGGACCTGCATCTGCAGCTGCAAATTGGTATCATGCAATTGAGGATAATGTTACAGAAACTGGTAACTTTATTCGTAATCGTCTAACTCAGCTTACGATTGGTGCAGATGCGACGTTTGACAGTAATGCTCCAGTAGATTATTACACCACAGCAGAGGGTGGTTACTCCATTCCTCTTACAGGTGGATCTTTTACAATTACTAACAACGTTAACTACCTGACTCCTGAAGAGCTTGGTCTTGTAAATCAGCCGATTGAGCATGTTACAGGGACTCGTGGTTGTAGTGGTAGTATGACGTGTTACTTGGGTGCTTCCGATCTTGCTACTAACCGAAGCAAAGACTTGTTTAATGATTTGGTAAATGATACGACTTCAGTTATCAATGAGTTTGAGCTAAAGTTTAAAGTAGGCGGGTCAGACACTACGAACTTCGCAACAGTAGAGTTTGTTGTAGATAGAGCGCACTTGGAAATTCCTACTCATAGTGTTGAGGATGTTATTAGTCTTGAAGCTAACTTTGCAGCTCAAGGTTCCTCAATCGGTGAAACAGATGAAGTTTATGTTCGCTTCAGAGGAGTTTAATAACCTCTAAAAAATAGTTCTTGACATTCTTGATGTTTTGAATTATAATATAGAGTAAGTGGAAGAGAGGGCTCTTTACGAGCCCTCTCTTATATAGAGGAAAACAATGCCTTCATTTAGTTTTAAAAAGCAAACTAATTGCTACCTGGTTACAGAGGATGATCAACAAACATTAAGAGTTGAACGATTTTTAGCTATTGAAGTATCTTTTTCTCAAACTTTTACAGAAAAAAGCTATACCCGAAAAGGTATTTTAAACAGTGATTACTTTGAAGGATCAGTCATAAACAAGGCTAATCCTGCAAATTTTGAAATATCTTTTTACTTAGGAAAGTTTAACAGTTCTCCAAACTTTTTATCAGATTTGTGGAGTAAAGCAATTTCTCCCGACCCTGATTTTACTACTGTTAATCCGAGCCTAAGTAAAGTTATAGGAACTTTTGATTTATTGATAGAAACAGAGCAAGACACTTTTAGTCTCGAAGATTGCGTTATTACAAATTGGGTGTTTGGTATCGAGAGATTACAACCTCTGAGTATTACTGTAAGTGGAGAGGCTAAAAAGCTACAAAGAGTAGGGGGCAAAGATTATGTCTCAGGCTTAACCAGCTATAGAAATTCGGCCGGTTCCGTAAGTGCCGTGCTAGATCCTATAAGTAAGGACTATTTAATACCTAGAGCTCTAGACTTAATATTAAATAGTCAAAATATTAGTAGCTGTGTAACTTCTGTATCTTTGGAACTACAAAACGATATAAAATGGACTCCCTACACAAACATTACAGATGCTATAAGCGCCAGTAATGCCTCCACTTCCATGTATCCTCAAGGTTTTACATATGATAAAAAGATTTTATCAGGGACTATTATTAGGTATATATCCGATGATAATCCCGATATGCTAGACTGGGATTCATCGGCTACGTTAACGACTCTAAATATCAAAGATGAGTCCGATACACCAATATCTATTAGTGCACTACCTATAACGTTTACTAATAGAATTACTCCCGATCAGATATTTATAGAATCCTACGATTGGAGAGCAACTGATAAAGATGCTTTGAGTAAATTAACCTTAACGACAACATAACACGGAGATTTAAAAAATGGAATTAAAGAAACTTATGGTAGACACCAAAGAGGTTTGGATGGACTTTCCTGGCCTTAATGGTTTTAAAGTAAAAATTGCCAATTTGGCACGAAAAGAACTTGTTAGCCTTCGAAAACGGTGTACAGTTCAAAAGTTTGACCGAAAGCTTCGTCAAATCATGGAAACACTTGACGAAGAAAAATTTGTAGAAGAGTTCGCAAAAGCTACAATTAAAGATTGGAAAGGGCTTACGCTGGAGCATTTGGAAACTCTTGTTTTAGTGGATATTTCTAGCAAGGATGCCAGTGAAGAAGTAGAGTACACAAAAGAAAATGCTCAGGTACTGGTAAGCGAATCTACAGAATTCGATAGCTGGCTTAACGAGGTGGTCTTTGATCTAGACAATTTTCGTAGCAAGCGAAAAGGAGGAGGTCTGGAATCGCTTAGAAAAGATGTATAAAAATATAGATTCACCAGGATCTATAACTAGAGAAAAATATTTGGAAATATGTAAGCAAATGAATCAGGAGCCAGATCCTGATAAGATTCCTCCTGATCTTCACGACTTTCCAGAAAGTACACAAATAGCGATACAAGTTTTTAATATGCTCGGAGACCGAGTATACCCAGAAATAGGATATGTAGGAAAAGACTACACCAACTTACCTATATATTTAAAATATTACGAGGTGGATGATATAGAGTTTTTTCTAGAGATACTAGCATGGCTAGACTCAAGGGCTATCAAGAAATCCTCAGACGAATTAAAGAGGCAGTATGATAAGCTGAAGAGAAAGAAATAGTGGCTGATTTTAATATCAAAGGTCAAGTAACAGTAGATGACAAAGGCAGTTTAAAGAGAGTTGGTAAAAATGCCAAAGATACTGCTGACTCTTTTGATAGGTTAGGAAAAGGCCAAAATGCTTACAATAAAAGAGAAAAAGGTGTAGCAGGAATAACTGCAAACTCTACAAAAGCTTTCTCTAAAATGACCACAGGCATAAGGGGCGGTCTTGTCCCTGCATATGCCGTTCTTGCCGCAAATATCTTTGCATTAACAGCAGCATTTAACGCATTACGCCGAGCAGCCCAAGTAGAAGATCTTGCCAGGGGTCTCCAATTTATGGGTAATGTAGCTGGTCGAGACTTAAAAACTGCTGCGGAACGAATACGTGACGTAACTGGTGCTGCCGTTTCTATGGGCGAAGCAATGCGTACTACTGCAGTAGGTATATCTGCCGGATTTAGAACCGATCAGTTAGAGCAGTTGGCCAAGGTAGCTAAAGGTGCCTCTATCGCTCTAGGGCGAGATATGGGAGATGCTCTTGATCGACTGACTCGTGGTGTTGCAAAACTTGAGCCTGAAATTCTTGACGAATTGGGTATTCTTGTAAGATTGGATGAAGCTGCTGAAAAATACGCAGCTATGTTGGGTGTAAATGTAAACGCCTTAAGCAGGTATCAAAGACAGCAAGCTTTTTTGAATGATACTATTGAACAAGGCACTAAAAAATATGGAGATATTGCCGAGCAATTAGACCCCAATGCTTATGATCAACTAGCGGCTGCGGCGGGTAACCTATCCAACTCTTTTCTAAATCTTTTAAATAATACTTTAAAACTAGGGGCAGTAGTAAAAGGCTTGTCTGAAAATAACACTGCTCTCTTGGCCTCGACCTCTCTACTTGGTGCTGGAATTGCACGTCAGCTTGCTCCTGGAATGTTTCAGGCTGCTCAAAGAAGTGCAGATGCAGCAAGAACATTTAGAGATCAATCTATTGAAACTGCAAAAGGTATAAAAATAAGCGGACAATATGGTAAAGTCATGACAGGTCTTGCTACAAAGATACAAAAGGGAGAAGATAGTAGTGCAGAATTTGTAAAAGCTCAAAAACTTGTAGGAAGTCAAATTAAAAGAAATGAAACTATAGAACAGAGGTACCAAAAACAACTAGAGCTAGGAATTGGAAATCAACAAAAAATACAAGCAAATTTAGAGAAAACTCAACAAAGACTTGTAGCTTTAAGGCAGGGACAGCAAGACTTAACTCAAGTTGAAGAAGCTAGGTTAGTTTCAACCCGGCAGCAGCTTAAAGCTAACTCCTTGGCACAGGCTCAAACGGGAAATCTTGTAGGAGCTTTTAGATCATTAAATCAGTCCATTGCCTTAACCAGTGCTACTACTGCGGCAAGTACTGCTCGAGCTGGAAAATTAGTTAAAGGTCTTAGGCTTTTGCGTAATGGAGCATTAAGAGCTGCTGGAGCATTTAAAATACTTGGCACATCTTTTCTTAGTTTTCTACCTTTAATAGGTCTTATTGTCACTGGAGTTTCTCTACTATGGGATACTTTTAA